GGGGGCAGAAGCGCGCTAAGTCTATAGTGATAAAGGTTTTTTCTGGGTTTCCAGTGTGGGTTTCCACTTTTGGGTTTCCGGGTTGCCACCACGATATTTTTTTACTGCCAGGCATTTATTGCCTCACCTCAAGGCCCGGTGCTCCGCCAAGCATCGGGCTTCTTTTTTGGAGTTAAGACTTGCAGATCGAGATGATGCCAACCGAGCGGCTCGTGCCCTACGCGCGCAACGCTCGCACCCATTCCGACGAGCAGGTCGCGCAGATCGCTGCCTCGATCCTCCGGTTTGGTTTTACCAATCCGATCCTGATCGGCGACGACGATGTGATCATCGCTGGCCACGGTCGCTTGATGGCTGCGAAGCAACTCGGCTTGGACGAAGTCCCGACCATCCGTTTGGCGCATCTGAACGAGGCGGAGCGCCGCGCGCTGGTCGTCGCGGACAACAAGATCGCGTTGAACGCCGGATGGGACACCGACATTCTTTTTGAACAGATCGAGCTGATCCGCGCTGACGGCTTCGACATCGACCTGGTTGGTTTCTCAGACGAGGAACTGAAAGGGATGCTCGAGGACATTGAGGATCCAGAACTTGGCGACGGTGTTGAGGGCGAGGACGATGTGCCAGAGCCTCCGGCCGACCCGGTCTCGGTGCTCGGCGATCTGTGGACCCTTGGCAACCACCGGCTGCTCTGCGGAGACAGCACCCTTGCCACCGACGTCGAGCGCGTGCTCGGCGGTGTGAAGCCGCTTTTGATGGTGACCGACCCGCCCTACGGCGTCGAGTACGACCCAAGCTGGCGCAACCAGGCGGGCGCGGCCAGCACCAAGCGGACCGGCAAAGTCCTGAACGACGACCGCGCCGACTGGCGCGAAGCCTGGGCGCTGTTCCCCGGCGACGTGGCTTACGTCTGGCACGGCGCGCTGCACGCCACTACGGTCGCCGAAAGCCTGATCGACACCGGCTTCAACATCCGGTCGCAGATCATCTGGGCAAAAGACCGTTTGATCCTCAGCCGCGGAGACTACCACTGGCAACACGAGCCCTGCTGGTACGCGGTCCGCAAGAAGGGCAAGGGACACTGGGCGGGCGACCGGAAGCAGACGACGCTCTGGCACATCGCCAACAAGGACCAGGACGCCGAGACAGTCCACGGCACGCAGAAGCCGGTCGAGTGCATGCGCCGGCCGATCCTCAACAACTCAAGCCAAGGCCAAGCGGTCTACGAGCCCTTCATGGGATCGGGCACCACGCTGATCGCGGCCGAGACGACCGGGCGCGTCTGCTACGGGATCGAGTTGAACCCCGCCTACATCGACGTGATCGTGGAGCGCTGGCAGAACCTGACCGGCCAGACCGCCGTCCTCGATGGTGACGGACGCACGTTTGCAGAGCTGGTGGCGGAGCGGAAGGCGGCGTGAAGCAGTCCCGCCTCATGTCGGCTGTCGAGGCGGTCACCAACGTCGGGGTGGGCTTTGGCATCGCTGTTCTGACGCAGGCGACGGTGTTCCCACTCTTCGGGATCCACGCCACGATGGGCGAGCACTTGGCCATCGGTGGAGTCTTCACCGTGGTCTCGGTGATCAGGTCTTACGCGCTGCGGCGCTTATTCGAGGCTGTGCGGGAGCGCAGCGCATCCAAAACGAAAGAGACCGCGCTGGGCGCGGTCTGCTTCAAGTCAAAACGTGCTGGCGGCGATCAGGAGGCTTCGTCGTCCTTGATACGGTAAACGCGCCCGCGTTCGGGTTCGGCTACAGAGTGGATGGTCAGCCCGAGCCGCTTTTTCAGGGCTCCGGACATGGCGCCGCGAGCGGTGTGTTTTTGCCAGCCGGTGGCGGCGACGATCTCGTCCAGCGTCGCGCCCTCCGGTTTGCGCAGCATGGCGATCAGCGCGGCCTGCTTGGTGTTCTTGCGGGTGCTTGTCATTCGGCGTGCTCCCCTTCTTTGAAGGCGTCGAGGGCGTATTCTCGGCTGGTCATCTGGTCGATCCGGTTCTTGCGAGCGTGCATGGTCGTTGTCCCTTTGCGTTTGGGGCCCCTGCGCTGGGCAGGGGCTGGTGGGTTTCAGATGATGCCGAGTTCCTTCAGGAGCGTGGAGACCTCGATCAGTTCGATGGTCAGGCAGTCGATCCCGACCCGGCCAGCCATCCTGAACACTTCGGTGTTCAGGTTCTGCTGTAAGAAGTGGTTGTGCAGGTCGGTCGGTGTCATCTCTGCGTCTAAGCTGCTGCGGTCGATAAAGATGCGCGTCGTGTCGGATGTGGTTGCGATTGTCATGGCCTTGTCTCCGTGGCTGGTGCGTCGCGGTGTGCGTCGCTCTGTGTAATCACATTCGCTCTTTGGGCGCTTGTAGTGTAGAGAAATCGTAGCAATATCATTGCTTTATAAGCGCCAACCACTGCGGCGCCGGGTGCGTTTAAAGGAGGTTAGGCTGAATGGGACTGTCGCGCAGGCAATACGCCGCGCACCGGGGTGTGAGCCACACAGCGGTGGGCAAGGCGATCGCCACGGGGCGGATATCGGTCGAAGGCGACGGCACCATCGATCCCGTCAAGGCGGACAAACAGTGGGACGCCCAGACAGACCCGGCAAAGCAGCGGGGCCCCAACGCCAGGGCGATGGGCACGACGACAGCTGCTGGAACTGCGCGCGCGACGACCAAGGCAGTGCCAAGATCTGCTATCGAGTCGGTCAGCGACACTTTGCGCGAAGCTGGCGCTGATCCAGAACCGACAGCGGGCGGCGGTGAAGTGTCGTTCCTCCGCGCGCGGATGGCCAACGAGGTGCTCAAGGCACAGACCGCAAAGGTCAAGCTGGCCAAGATGAAGGGCGAACTGGTTGATCGCTCGCGCACAACAGCCGTGGTTTTCGACCTGGCAAGGCGCGAGCGGGATGCCTGGCAGAACTGGCCGCCCCGCGTGGCAGCCAATATGGCGGCCGAGCTTGGCGTTGATCCGCACAAAATGGAGCAGGTGTTGGACAAATACCTGCGCAAACATCTGGCCGACATGGCCGAGGTGAAGCTTGAGCTCCGTTGATTTCGACGGCGCGGAGGAAGTCCGGCGCGCATGGCTGGCCGGACTCGCTCCGGATCCCGCGCTGACTGTGTCGGAGTGGGCCGACCGGCACCGCATCCTGTCCTCGCGGGCGGCATCCGAGGCCGGTCCCTACAGGACGGCGCGGACGCCGTTCATGCGGGCGATCATGGACGCGCTTTCGCCATCGAGCCCGGCGCAGCGTGTGGTGTTCATGAAGGCGGCGCAGGTCGGGGCGACAGAGGCCGGGAACAACTGGATCGGCTTCGCGATGCATCGGGCACCGGGCCCGTTCCTCGCGGTGCAGCCGACGGTCGATCTGGCAAAGCGCCTGTCGCAGCAACGGATCGACCCGCTGATCGAGGAAAGCCCGGAGCTGCGCGAGCTGGTCATGCCTTCACGGTCGCGGGACAGCGGCAACACGATCTTGGGTAAGCGGTTCCCAGGCGGACAGCTGGTCCTGACGGGCGCGAACAGCGCGGTGGGCTTGCGCTCGATGCCAGCGCGCTGGGTGTTCCTGGACGAGGTGGACGCCTATCCGGGCGATCTCGACGGGGAAGGTGACCCAATCGCGCTCGCAGAGGCGCGGACGATCAGTTTTGGCCACAGGAGCAAAGTGTTTCTCGCCTCGACGCCCACGATCAAGGGCTTGTCTAGGATCGAGCGGGAGTACGAAATGAGCGATCAGCAGCGTTACCACGTTCCATGCCCGCATTGTGGTGGAATGCAATGGCTGCAGTTCGAGCGCCTCCGCTGGGAGAAGGGCCAGCCGGAAACGGCGCGTTACATCTGCGAGCACTGCGAAGAGCCCATCGCAGAGCGGCACAAGACCGCGATGATGGACGAGGCCAGCGGCGCGTGCTGGATGCCAACGGCTGACGCGGAAACGATCGCGAAAGCGAAGGCGGCAGGGGTGGTCGGATACCATATAAGCGGTCTGTATTCCCCGCTCGGTTGGCTATCTTGGGAAGAAATCGCACGAGGATGGGAGCAGGCGACGGGTAATGACGCCGCTATGAAGACTTTGAAGAACACGGTTCTCGGCGAGACTTGGCAGGAAAAGGGCGAAGCGCCTGACTGGCAGCGGCTGTATGATCGCCGCGAGGACTGGCAGCTCGGTATGGCACCGGAAGGCGTGCTGGTTCTCACAGGCGGTGCGGACGTGCAGCGCGACCGCATCGAGATCGACGTTTGGGGCTGGGGCCGGAACCTGCGCTCTTGGCTGGTCGATCACATCGTTATCGAGGGCGACACCGCACGGCCTGAAATCTGGGCCAAGCTGACGGAATTCTTGAACACAACCTGGCCGCACGAGGGTGGCGCCAACATGGCTCTGGCAAGAATGGCGATCGACTCCGGTGACGGCGTGACGACTGACGCGGTCTATTCGTGGGTTCGCTCGGTCGGGCGCGGTCAGGTGCTCGCGGTCAAGGGCGTGGCGGGCTTTGACCGATCAACGCCAGTGGACGGACCGACCTACGTCGAGACGACTGAGGGCGGTCGCAAACTCCGGCGCGGTGTTCAACTCTGGAAGGTCGCGGGCGCAGTATTTAAAAGCGAGACCTATCGCTTCCTGCGCCTGAACGCGCCGACGGAAGAGGACATTGCCGCGGGATCGGAGTGGCCGACCGGTTATATCCACATTCCGAAGGGAACGCCTGCCGAATGGATGAAGCAGCTGACAGCCGAGCAGCTGATGACCATCAAGACACGGCAGGGCTTTCAGAAACTTGAATGGCAGAAATCGCGCGACCGAAACGAGGCGCTGGACTGCCGCGTCTACGCGCGCGCATCCGCTTGGCTGATGGGTCTCGACCGCTGGGACGATCGACGCTGGGAACAGCTCGAAGAACAGATCAACACTGGCCGGGTGGATATCGCTGCAACAGCAGGTGTTCCAAACCGGCCATCAACAAAGCAGCAGCCGCGCCGCTCGTCCGACTGGATGGGCTCGCGGGGCAGGAAATGGTTCTAAAATGGCTGAATTTACGCAGGCACAACTCGACGCGATCAAGCGGGCCTACGCCTCCGGCGTCACTGAGGTCAGCTACGATGGGAAAACCACGAAGTATCGGTCCCTGAACGAGATGAGGCAGATCATCGCCACGATCGAGGCCGATCTAGCGTGTCAGACGGGAAAGAAGCTGCCAATCGCTGGATTTGCCAGCTTCCGGAGGTCCTGATGGCCGAGCGCATTCCTCCTCCCTTGCGTTATGGCCTGATCGACAGAGCCGTCGCAGTGTTTTCGCCTGAAGCGGCGCTGCGACGGCTCTACGCCCGTGACGCGATCGAGCGTAAACGCGGATACGAGTCCGCATCCAAAGGGCGCGGGACGGACGGCTGGCGGGCCACTGGCAACTCTGCCGACAAGGAAATCGCAGGCGCTGGGCCGATCCTGCGCGACCGCATGCGCGATCTGGTCCGCAACAACCCCATGGCCGCCCAGGCTGTGCAGGTTCTGGTCAACAACATCGTGGGCACCGGGATCCGGCCGCGCGCCGCTACCAGTGACCCGGCGCTGAACGAGCGCGTCGACGCGCTGTGGAAGAATTGGTCGCGCAACTGCGACCGCCACGGCCACACCGACTTCCACGGGCTGCTGAACCTCGCTGTGCGCGAAATGATCGAGGGCGGCGAGGTGTTTGCGCTTGCCCGTCCGACAAACAGACGCGGGCCCGGCTTGGTGCCGCTTCAGATCGAACTGAGGGAGGCCGACCATCTGGACGCCGCGCGCATGGACAATCGTCCGGATGGCGTGCGCATCGACCAGGGGATTGAGTTTGACCGCAACGGTCGGCGCTCCGGCTATTGGCTGTTCCCGGATCACCCGGGCGGCACGGTCACCGTGTTCGGTCGGCGCTTCGAGTCAATCCGGATCCCGGCTGAGCGCGTGGCACACCTCTTCGAGCGCCAGCGCGTCCAGTCCCGCGGCGTCCCATGGGGCACGCCCGCCATGCGGCACATCCGTGATCTGGACGATTGGCAGACCGCAGAGCTGGTTCGAAAGAAGACGGAAGCCTGCCTTGTCGGGATCGTCTTTGGCGCGGAAGAAGCGGACCAGGGGATCGCACCCTCAGTCGAGGATTCAGAAGGCCACCGCATCGAGCAGTTCGAGCCCGGTCTGATCGCCTATGCCCGCAACGGGAAGGACATCAAGTTCAACCAGCCCACCTCGACGGGCGGCATCGGCGAGTGGCTGCGCGGCCAGCAGCATCTGATTTCAGCGGGCTTTCGCGTCCCATACGCGCTGATGACCGGCGACATGAGCCAAGCGAATTTCTCGAGCACGCGCGCTGGGCTGAACGAGTTTCGCCGCATGATTGAGCAAATCCAGTGGCAGACCGTCATTCCGATGTTCTGCGAGCGCATTTGGGGATGGTTTATCGAGTATGCCCAGGACGCGGGCCTGCTGCCGCGCGGCGTTGAAATCTTCGCCGAGTGGGGCCCGGCTCGCTTCGAGAGCGTGAACCCGCTGCAGGACGCGCAGGCAGACCTGCTCGAGGTGCGTTCCGGCTTCGCCACGATCCCGCAGCAGATCGCGCGGCGCGGATACGATCCCGAAGAGCTCCTCAAAGAAGCCGCCGACTTCAATGCGAAGATGGACGCGCTCGAACTCGTCTTTGACGCCGACCCTCGAAAGGTCACCAAGGCTGGTCTCGTCCAGACCGCTGACCCCAACGCCGCGCCCTCGCGCGAGCCAGCAACGGAGTAATACACATGCCGAGAGACACCTTGGACCTGCCCCTTATCGGGCGGGAGGCGATGGTGCGCGCCGACACGATCAACGAGGCCGAGCGCACCATCGATATCATCTGGACGACCGGGGCCACGGTCCAGCGCGCGCGATGGGAAGGCTGGGACGAACGCGTCGAATATGACGAAGAGCTGCTGGTCGACGGCAACTCGATCCGGCTCGATCGTCTCAACGAAGGCGCACCCTTTCTGGACAGCCACCGGACTTGGGGCGGTGTTTCCAATGTCCTCGGATCGGTCGTTCCGGGCTCTGTGCGCGTCGAGAACGGCCAAGGCACCGCGAAAATCCGCCTCACCAGCGCCGAGGACGCGGCACCCGCCATTCAGCGCATCCTCGAGCGCACCATCAACAAGGTCTCGGTCGGCTACCGGGTGCACCGGTACGAGATCACCAAGACGGACGGCGCTCGCGAGCTATGGCGCGCCGTCGATTGGGAACCCTATGAGATTTCGGCGGTCGCAATGCCCGCCGATTCCGGCGCGAAAATCCGCTCGGAGCAATCCGGACGAGAGACCCGCAACCCCTGCGTCATCACCCGGCGCGACACACCTGCCGCAAAGGCAACTTCTGGAAAGGAGGCAGCAATGCCACAAGAAAATGAAAACACGGCCGGTGATCAAACGACATCCGACCGCACGGATGCAGGCCAACAGACCCGCACCACCCAAACCACCCAGGCGCCCGCCACCCCGCAAGCGCCGGTGATCGACGCAGAAGCGATCCGCGCTGAAGAGCGCACGCGCTCCTCAGAGATCGGCACGCTC